AAACTAGGGACGATCCTGATAGGGATCTTCCAGTCTTTAAACACTTGCGCCAGTTCATAAAAAGCCTCCTTGTCGTAGACCCAGTTAAGCCGCCCAAAGCACTGTATGTACTTCTGTGTAAGGCGATTAATAAGAGTATACAACCAAGGAGCTAGAGAACTGACCCTCGTATTGCTCGGGGCGCGTAAGTATACACCCCTAACGTCATAACCACGGAGAAAATCACCACCGCAGCTTTCTCGGAATCCCGGAATCGGGTCGATAAACGACTTATCGTCATTTACAATGAAACCGACAGCTGTACACACTTCTATGTACTCGTTAGCCATCGTCACCGGGACAATACAGTCATCCCCAAACACGGAACATTGGGCTTTTAAAAGGTCATCTTTCGATAACCAAGCTCGATTATTACGTGATTCTTGGGTTTGCCAGTATGTCGCAACGGCGAGACTCCAAAATACTAGAGTTTCAATGGGAAAAGTTGTAGCATTCCCCATCGTGCTGAACATGGGTAGATCCACCCACTCCTCATTAATACACATGAGAGGTGAACGGACCATGTCAACAGCCCAAAACCAATCAAGAGGTAACAACCACTTAACTAGCTCATAATGGACAGTATCTGAGGCAGAGCTCCAATCAATTGTGGCAAGTTCGCCACTAATGGAACCTATCTGCGCCAAATCCCTATGCCTAATCGGCAGGGTCTCTACATCGAGACCGAAGCCCCTCATTCTTTCATACATCGTTTCCATCAAGCCTTGCTGCAAAAACATATTCGCGGTAGGCTCAATGGCGATCATACGATTGATCAGAGAGGACTTCGGAACAGTTGTAGCTCTAGACCCAGGAACTACGTCGAACCAGTCCTCGAAAGGCTGGTGGCCATTGAAAAAATCAACAGCACGTTTGAGCTCAGGATCGAACTCAAAGTATCGAAGTAGCATCCTGCGACACCTCTCAGTAGTACTGATCGGGAGCGTGGACTTAGCCTCAAGGGTTGTATCACGGAATGACACACCTATCGAGGAACCACGCCCATGTTTGCAGTTCAAAAACCATTCGTCTTCGTCGAATTGACCGAGGACTTGTGCGACAATATTACGTGCGCGCCATAAAACAGCTTGCACGTCTGTCATCTCCAATGTTTGTAGAGACTTAAAACCGGACATGTCCGGCAGCTCACAAACACCCATGTGTTCTCTCACCTCGGCAAACTTCGCATAGGTGGGCACATCAAGGGTTTCGGACTTGACTGTCTGGGGGACGTACTTTTTAAGAAACGTCTTCCGTATTGAACTAGCAAGATCAAGAGAAGGCCTGTTACAGTTATACATCTGTGGTAACTGTGCAAGGTCTAAGTCAACGGCCTGATACAAGCGGGTCGCTATTGCATCAGGATCAAAGAGCGTTCGCTTCTTTGGTCTATCTGTCATTGGAATATCTCCAAAACGACGGTGGATTAGAAATTAACTCGGGTCATTCTTCTCATATACAGAAACGAAATCTGTATCGAAAAGTGTCTGCGAGTGCATTTCACGGTCAGTTTTACGTTGCGCAACAGATGTCTCAGGATCAACCGAGATCTCTGTGCGGTATGTATTAACTGTCCGATTCCCATTAGCCAGTATGATTGGAACTTTCGTTACAATCACCTGTCGCTCCTGGGTATAACCACCCGGTGCACTGACCTGAACCTTAGCATCTTTTACAGTGATGTCAAGGGTTCGGCGAAGGTTTGCAACAGCATCCTCATTCACATAGAAGTGATTCGAATTGGAATCACCACCACGTGAAATGAGAGTTTTGTTGGTTCCCCCAGTGACCGCGATAGCGCCATCTTCGGCGATAGTTGTATTATTGATGGACATAGTCCACCTCCATTGTTGTTTTAGCGGAAAATCTTGAAACGGCTATGTAGTAACGCCGTCAAGTCTGCTATTGAAGTGAGATCCTTCACTAACCCGCCCACATTTAGCGGCGGGATAACGTCGGAAACGTTTGGTAACCAAGGAGTCCTAGTATAGGTCTCATCGGTGAGCGTCACAGTCTCGCCTGAACAACCAGAATCAGAGCTATTGCTCAATACTCGATCTGAAAGGATACAAGTATGAGTAGCACTGGTTTTCACGGTTGTCCAGCCGGACAAGATGCGAACACTAGGGTCGGCCAAGTTAGTTAGACCTCGGATTGCTGATGAAATATCCAGCATCCGATCAACCATGAAGCTATAAGGCACAACAGCCCAAAGAGCTTCTGGTATGTCTTTCTTCCTAAGGCCCAGGATAAATTGTGCATCACGAACCGGATCGGTAACATGATACATAATTCCAGCCTTAGCTTGCTCCGTATACCAACTACTCGTATCATAAGTCTCAGTATTACTGCCTTTTAAAACAGTATCTGAGACATTATGAGTAAAGAGTTGCTGGCCACGTGATGTAAGCCGGACTGGCCTTTCGTCGCCTGTTTTCCACGTATCAAATGCTTCAATAGCATCCTCAACGTCAAGCCAAATTGGCGTTACCGCAAAACGGTAGGAAAGCCATACATCCTCGACAGCTCGTATTTTATCCTCGTAACGTTTGAACCGGCTCGCCTTACGGCGTGCTTTTCGGCCAAAATCGTTTACGATAGGTTTTAGAGCTTTAAGAGGGTTTTTGGCGAAGCGCAATGTTTCACGCGCTTCAAGGAGCGACTCTCCGAACTTGTAGTCAGACGAATCAACCTGTGCCAATGCAATAAGCTTTGCAGCCTGAAGCATATCTTCAGCAACAGGGCGATCTGCCTGATTAACATATAAGTCTGAGAGTGCAGTTGGAGACAGACGCCACTGCTCGGCATAAAACCGAGTCGGGGCGACAGGTACCTCATACCGGATTCCGGTAGTCGACGATACCTGATACTCTGACCCTCCCGCGCCATAAGACACAACGGATCGTTTTAACGACATAGGGTTATTAAAGATTTCCCCACGCGCAGAGCGAGCATGATAGTTAGGGATAACCACGTCGGATATCTCTTGGCCATCATGGGCCTCTTCACAAAGCATTGTGTATGACAGTTCTCCATTAGCGTACTTATAGATGGGCCCTTTAACAGGCCTATCTAATTCGCCACGCGAACGAGTTCTTGCCTCAGACATGACTACTGTCCTCCTAGTGAGCAAGG